AAGAAAACCCCTAGATCACAAGGATCTAGGGGCTAACTCTAGTGGAGATGGGGGGAATTGAAAACCCGTACAGCCACTTTTCTTATCATCTGTTCGGTCTTAAATCCCTGGAATCTAGCGGTTCTTGCACTGTCCTATTCAGTCCCATTCAGTCCCGTGTTGCCATTGGCAACAACTATGACAGTCAAAAAGGCCCCATCCTCAGACTTCGAGGATGGGGCCTTTTTCGTGTGGGGTTAGAGCTTCGGCAGTTCGAGCCCGAGCGCCTTACTGATCGCCTCAACGTCATTGAGAGTGCAGGAAACCTCGTCGCGAAGTCGCTTGCTTAGGTAGGTTCTCGATAGCCCTGTAGCCCTAGCCAGTGCGGCCTTAGTGATACCCTCCCGCTCCATGACCATGTTCACATGCGCGGAAAAGGCGCGTGCGAGTGATCCTGGTTCCGGCTGTTTACCGCTGGGCATGCTCATGATGCTATCCGTCCACAGATACGCAGGTCTCTAGCGCCGCAGGTCAGACCCATATGGGTCGCTCGTGCGGCCGATTCCAACGCTACCCCCGGAACGTCCTGAGGGGTAGGGTTACCCGAAAGTAGTGACCTATATGGGTCACAATGTCATGGCCGTGGGGCATAATTACATGGAGGTGATTAGCTCAAGCAGTGGGCTTGGTCGCCTGTCGGTCTCATGCTCTAGGGTCTCCTCCAAGTGGGGGCATGCATTCGAAAACTGGGGATAGAAAATGAAGCGCGAGTCAACCATCTACGTCGAGGCAATGACAGTTCGCGAGTTCGGCGATGTGGCCGAAGTCTGCGGTGTTATGCCGTCTGAGCTGCTTCTGTCTGCACCTGCGCATCTGGCTGAACCCTGGCCTCTGCACGTTGCATCAGCACCCGAGGGGTAAGGCCTAGAACCTCGGCCACCTTGAAGAACGTTGGCATCGGCATACTCTGATGCCCCTTCAGATAACGATTCATCGACGGCCGTCCGATGCCTACCGCTTCGGCCAAATCCTTCTGGTCCATGTCGCGCTCGACGAGCTCTACTTTGATCTGAGTTGAGAGCGCAGCTTCTAGCCGATCACCATAAGTGTCCATGTGCGCAATTTTAGTTCGCTGTCTGCACAGCCTGCAACATGACGAATACTCGGATTGCCGCAGGATATACCTAGTTTTTGGTCAAGACGGTACTTGCAATTACTTGATCGAGTACTTAGAGTACTCATATGAGTACTCGACAGGCCGCTGGGGCCGACACCACAGACGCCGAGATTGGCGCCAGAATCGCTAACACCCTCATCGTCAAGGGCTTCAATCAGAAGACACTATCTGACGTAACAGGCATCGCCTACGCGACGCTCCGCCGGAGCCTTAGCGGCGGCCGTAGCCTCACCATCCGAGAGATTGGCAACATCGCAGACGCCATTGGAGTCCAGCCCTGCGATCTGTTGCCGGTCACGCTCACCAAGGATGCGGCTTAGGCGATGTCCCAAGTATTCCGCACACCGGAGCAGGTAGCTCCCGAACTAGGGATGCGGCCCACGGAACTCCGCCGGTACGTCCGGGAATCCGGAATCTGCACCAGGCTCAGCAAGAACCGAATCATGCTTCACGAGGACGACGTCGTAAAGATCGTAACCTGGGTCCGCGAGCGCAACGCTCCCACCCTCGCAGAAGTCGAGCAGGACCCCTTCGCCTAACTAGGCACACTCCGCCCACATTCCGGGCTAACTCACACCTCATTGCTTTGCCCCACCCTTGGGTTCGTCCCTCGGAGAAGGAGTTATTTGCTATGCCCAAATGCAGTCTCGCGACATGGGAAAACCGGATCCGCGACAACAATCTGAACGTCGAATTGCCTCGCTCGGCCGTCAAGAAGCTTGCGAAGACGATGAGCCGCGTCCACGAGTCCTATATACACACCCCGGACGAGATGGAGCAGCTGCTCGCCTACTGCCTGCATTACTGGGACGAGACGGGCGAGCTTGCTGTTGAGAACGTACAGAAAGCAATCAACGAAGCCGCAGCAGCCCGGCGGATGGCGGCATGAGTTTCCAATGTTCCGTAACCCACGACGGCAAGCACTGCGAAAACGACGAGCAGGGCGACGCCGTCTATCTAGGCTTCCTCACGTTTTGCGCTCCTCATCAGTCGGCGTTTGAGGATGTCGTCTTGGAGCGCGGGCTCCTAACCGAGATAAGCGCCGCTCGCTACCACCGTAGCGACCTCGGGAAGTCTATGGCCGAGGCGAGGCGCAACCCGCGTCCAATGGAACCCGCACCAACTCTCCGCGATATGCGCTACGAGGCGACGGTCTACTTCTTCCGATGCGGCCGGTATATCAAGATCGGCTACTCCATAGACCCCCTCAAGCGTCTGCGCGCCATTCGCGCTGGCGATGGGACAAGGGCCCCGGATGAGATCGACAGCGCACTGGCAGTCCTAGTCCAGACGGAGCCTGGCGGCTTCGGTCGAGAACGCGACCTACACGCCAAGTTCTCCCACCTCCGCCACACAGGCGAATGGTTCACGGAAGCCCCTGAGCTTACCCAGTACATCGAATCCCTAAGCGAGGCAGCAGCATGAGCGCCAACCCAGAAAACACCCCCACCCACCGCATCGAGCGAGCAGCCGGCCTCACGGTGTACGTCCCGATCAGGCCCCGCGCATGAACGACGAGGAAGCCACCGACGCCCACACGCTGCTGCGTGAGACGAGCGTGAGCTGCGCATGACCGCCGCGGCTGTCCTTGAAGATACGCACGAGTCCTGGCTTGAGGATGCAGTGGCGACCATCATCGTCCTGGCTCATGAGCAGTCGCTGCTCACCGCCGATGACCTGCGCCGGGAGATGCGCCCGGCCCCGCATCAGAACCTTCCCGGCATCGCGTTCACGACGGCGAAGCGCCAAGGCCACATTGAGCCGGTGGATAGCACCGTCTCGAAATCGAGATCACGCAAGAACGGTTCGCTAAAAACTTGGCGGCGCCGCATCAACGAAGGAGTTGGCACGACATGAGCGCACGAGAAGAACTGGCAGAAACCATCCGCAATGGCTCCATGGGAACGACCGAGATCACCGACATCATCCTTGCCGCCGGGTACAGGAAGCCCAAGGTCATCGCCTATGTCGTGCTGGACCGTGACGGCCAGATGATCGGCAAGCAGTTCACGGATCGCGAGGCAGCCCGAGCCTTTGCTGCCGAGTGGACCGCTGACTGCAAGGCGGCCGGGATCGACTGGGATTATCGGGCCGCTGAGATTGTCGAGGCCACCCCATGAACTGGACCCACTTCCTAGGCATGATCTTGCTTATCGGATTCGGTGTCGCTGCTCTCCGCGCCCGCCGGCTTGACCTCGCGGACGACTACGACGAGTACCACCTGATGCACGGGCCCGACTCCGGCTGCATCGAGTGTGAGGGCAAGTGAGCAGACAGGACAACGGCGGCCCCTTCACGTGTGGCGCGCTGATTAGCCCGGCGCGAATGTACGTGGACCCGGAGCCCGAAGAGCGCTGTGACATCGACGTTGAGAACGAAGACGACCACTGCCCAGCGCATGTCGAGGCCGACGACGACTTCGACTACGAGCGCTACCGCGAAGACAAGGCCGAACGTGAGGCCGACCCCGACTATTACACCGACCACGGAGACTTCTGATGACCATCACCACCCGCCACGCCGCGCCATGGACGTTCCGCCGCCTCCTGGCCTGCCTGCTTGGCCAGCGCACTACCGCCCGTTACCGTGCCGCCCGCCCCGATATCAGCCGTGTCCTGACAGCGAGGGAGGCGGCTGCACGCCACCTGTTCGGCGAGGCCGTCCAGTGGTCCGCGTTGGACATGCTCGAATACGACAACGAGCCGTACCTTCAGGGAGCGTGGCTCGCTGAGGCTGACCGGCGGATCGCTGGCGGCCCGGTAGTGGCCATACCTGACCTGATGGTTCTGCGCTGGTGGGGTTACGCGCCCAACGAATGGAACGCACTGCCCGCGATGGTCAAGGCGGACAAGCGTGAGCAGTTCTTCCAGGCGCGGGGGATGTGAGGGCATGGCCGCCCCGACACCTGCCAGGCTCCTGCGCATGGCTGAGGCCATCCCGGAAACAGCAGAGAACTATCCGATGGTCAGGGAGCTCGTGCAGTCGCTGAAGGACCTTGTGGCCATTGCTGATTGGGCAGACCGGAAGGCCGCGTCATGACCACCCCCCGGATCGAGTACGGCGCGCAGGTCGTCTGTGTCGCCAACGTCGTGTACATGACGGACTTCACCCTCAGCGTCGTCACTGACTGGATCGAAACCATGGCCGCCGTAACCCCGATCCGGCTCGTGACGCGCATCTGGGACGGGGATGCGCATGGGCGATGGGAGGTTGTGGCGTGAACATTCAAAACGATCCGGGCAACCGGGAAGGAGCACACATGAGCGAGTTCCAGCTGGGCCAGCGCGTCCGATTCACCCATCCCATGGTCCGGCGCAGCATCAGGACCCGCACCATCAAGTCCGAAGAGTCCTTCGCTGGTGGTTCATACACACGGACTCTGAGTATCAATAAGGAGTGGCAGGGCAACCAGTTCGCCCAGCCAGCCGAAGGGATCATCGTGGGCAAGCGCAAGCTGTCCAACGGATATGTCCAGTGGGAGGAATGGGGCAATCAGTACAGCCCCGCCGAGTATTTCACCGCATGGATAGTGGTGAAGGACTTGCGATCAGCGCCCGTCCAAGTCCTGCCCGAGCACATCACGGCCATCCCGTGACCACCTCCCAGTTTGAGGACCTCGAGGGCCGGGCCCTGATCGAAGCCATCCACAGGAGGAAGCGCGGGCCGAAGCGCATCCAGCGGAAGCGGACGAAGGGCTGGCGGATGCCGGAAGGCGCTGTGTACGTCGGGCGCGGCTCGAAGTGGGGCAATCCTTACCCCGTCGGCAAGGGCTTATGGACGCCAACGGGGTGGGTTGCTGAGGCTTCCCATGAAGACGCTGTCGCGTCGTTCACGGACGACATCCGCTGGGGAGCTTGTGATGTCCCAGAGCCCGAGGAGATCCGCGCCGAGCTGGCTGGCAAAGACCTTGCCTGCTGGTGCCCGCTGGACCAGCCGTGCCATGCGGACGTGCTGTTGGAACTGGCGAACCCGTGACCCCCACCCAGCCCGCGACCCCGTCCTCGGAGACGTTCGGTCTCCCCGCGTGCGACGAGCGCCTGATAGCGAAACTCAGAAACATGGACCCGGCCCTGCTGGCGTCGATCCGGGCAACCGGGAAGGAAAAACAATGAGCGAACGAGACGAACTAGCCGAGATCATCCAAGACTGCGGGGAGTACATCCCCGGCTCGCACGCCCATGACTACGTGAGTCCCGACAAGGCTGCCGACGCCGTCCTCGCCGCGGGTTACCGGAAGCGCCGCACCATCACCACGGCGGAGGAACTGGACGCGCTGCCCAACTACTCGGTCCTGTTAGACGGAGATTCCGACGTGTGGCAGAAGCGTGGCGAGGAATGGTGCAGCTACGAAACTGCACGATCCAGCAGCAAACGCATTGCAAAGTACGGCCCCATGACCGTCCTCCACGAGCCGACCTCGTGACCGCCGCCCAGTTTGAGGACCCAGAAGGCCGGGCCCTGGTCGAAGCCATCCACCAACGGAAGAAAGACGTGTGGGTGCCCACGACTACCCGGCCCATCCACCTCCCCACAGACAAGGAACACGCATGAAGGCGCTCGAACTCACTGTGTACCCGATTTGGGATGCCGGGGACGGCGACCTGTATGCGGATCGAGACGACCATCAGCACCCGACCCGCGTGGACTTCGAGGTGTACCGCAAGCGCCTCACGGAGCCGGAGCTCGCGGCAGAGTTTTGGCAGGCCTGCGACGAGAGGACGCGGGATGCCGGAAACATCCTCAGCGGCCAGCATGAAAACCCATACGCGCAGAAGGCGTTCCAGACATCCATTGACCGGGCCAAGACCCTCCACCGTTTCGCTACCCGCCCGCACTATGACGAAGCCACTCCCGAACCTGAAGGAACACCATGAAGGCATCATCCGCACTCCTAGCCGCGACCATCCTCGCAGCCAGCATCATCGGCTTCACGACCCCCGCGCAAGCGTCCACGGACAAGGTCACGATCTGCCACGCAACCGGCGGCGGCAAATACGTGACCGCGACCATCACCAAGGACGGCACGGCGAACGGTCACGCAGGGCACCAGGACGGGCAGGACATCATCCCTGCCTACTCATGGGTCAGCAACGGCACCCGCTACTACTTCGACGGCCAGAACCTGGACCTCGTTGACCTGATCGGAAAAGACTGCAAGGGGCCAGCAACACCCGGAACCGTGACCATCAACGCCCCGGTCTACGTCCCCGCGTCCTGCTCCCGGCCGTCACTGCCCTACGGTGAGGTCGTCATCCCGGCCGACAAGGGCGAGGGTATCGCCTCCGAAACGACCCCGGCGCTGAACGAGGCCAACACCGTCTGGTCCACCGCGTACACACTGAAGCCGGACACCGAGGACCACACCTACGCATGGCCCGCCAACCAGACCGGACAGTTCAGCTTCACCGTCGTCCCCATCACCGCCGACCCGATGTGGGTGACCGACTCCAAGACCGGGCTGGGCCAGTGCGAAATGCCCGACACAGGCGCCTCTAACTTCATCCTGCCGGGCGCGCTGGGCCTCGCCGCTCTCACCGTCGGTGTCCTCATGGTCCGCCGCCGCAACAACCCGACAGGAACACGATGAGCGAGAAGCTTGTACTCACCGAAACGAAGTGGGAAGTCCATCTCCCAGCGCAGGATGGCCTGACCCAATCGGCCGAGTTTGATACGGAGGAGAACGCCCGCGCCGCCTGGGCAGAGAACCAGCCGTCACTACTGGTCAAGACGGTCACCGAGACGTTCATGCGTGGCGAAGTTCTGGATCAGTGGGCGGCCCGCAAGTGACGGCCCGGGACGTTCTGGACGGCATCAAAGCACGGTTGAGTGCGGCTAATGATTATCCCGGACCTGTGACCGTAGAGCAGTCTCAGTCGGACGTTGCCCGCCTGACCGCAGCCGTAGACGCCGCACTCACCCGCCTTGATGAGTGGGACTCGTACAAGGCATTCCCAGACGCCGAAGAAACGCAGGTCTGGTATAGCGCAGGCAAACGTCACGCATCCGAAGCAATTCGGGCCGCCATCGAGACCGCGCTGGAGGGGGAAGCGTGACGTACAACAAGCTCAACGACTTCGAGGTCCGGCCACCAGCGGAAGTGGTGGTCATCCACGTAGCCCACGACGCCGAAGCCCACGCCCGAAGCTTCAACGAGGGCTACGTGGCAGCCGTGACGCAGGGCCTGGCCGATGACCCGACGCTCGCTGACGACTGGTTCCAAGGCAAGCTCCGGGAAGCGCGGGCCGGGGCACTGAGGGACGCGGCTGACATTGCAGGGCGTCCCGAAAATACGTGGTGGGCTGAGGGGCAAAACCGCGCAAAGTGGCTCCGACTGCTCGCTGACCAAGTGGAGGCCGACCAGTGACGGTCTACGACGACAAAGGCCGGGCGCACCCCGACGTTGGGACCGGGGCGAAAGACTTCTGGAACCGTCGCACCAACAGCTACCCAGGCTGCAGTTGCCCACCATGGCGGTACAACCCCCGCCACCCCAAACCCACCAATCCCGACTGCCCACAGCACGGGGCAGCCAACAACGACTGATCCTCAACAATCAGCCACACACAACGGACCTGACAGGGTCCTTTTTTATTGCCCAGATTGGGGACACATGAGCTTGGAAGTATTCAAAGACCTACTACAGGGTTCTGACGAATGGCTTGCTGCACGCTGCGGGATCGTCACGGCCTCGGTTGTTGGCCAACTTGTGACTTCACGCCAGCCGTCAGCGATAGAAACTGACTGCCCAGAATGTGGCGCACCGGCAGCCGACCCCTGCACCGGGAAGCGCTCGCCAGGGCCACTGAAAACCCTCCACCCAGCCCGTGCGGCAGCCGCACGCGGGATGGACAGAGTCATCGCCGCCGACAACAACAGCGAAACGTCACGCGGCCTCACCGCCACACTCGTAGCCGAACGCATCACAGGGTATGTCGAACCAATGCACGTCTCCGGCGACATGGAACGCGGCACCCTGGACGAACCCTACGCCCGCGAAATCTACAGCGAGAACTATGCGCCGGCCGTCGAAGTCGGTTTCATGGTCCGCGACGACTGGGGATTCCGCCTTGGCTATTCACCGGACGGTTTGGTTGGAGACGACGGGCTGATCGAGATCAAGAGTCGAAAGCAGAAGATCCAGCTACGAACCATCCTCGAAGACGTGGTCCCGATGGAGAACATGGCCCAAATCCAATGCGGCCTACTCGTGTCCGGGCGCGAATGGTGCGACTACGTGTCCTACTGCGGCGGGATGCCGCTGTGGCCCAAGCGCGTACTGCCCGACCCCCGCTGGTTCACCGCCATCATCGAAGCCGTCACAGAGTTCGAGATGACCGCCAACGAGATGCTCACCAAATACATGGAGTCCACAGAAGGACTGCCAGCAACCGAACGCGTCAACCACTACGAAGAGATGAGGTTCTAGCCCATGGATATGACCGACAGCATCGCCCCAAAGTCTGACCAGCTCGACGCGGTTGACCTCCTCTCCGGGCCGCGCACCTTCACGATCGAGAAGGTCAGTGAACACAACGCCGAGCAGCCATTCAACTTCCACCTAGCCGAGTTCCCACGCGTGTGGCGGCCCGGGAAGTCGATGCGCCGCGTCATCGTGGCCGCCTGGGGTCCGAAACCCGACAAGTACATAGGCCAGCGAGTGACCCTCTACTGCGACGGGTCCGTGCAGTTCGGCGGCGAAGTGGTGGGCGGCTCGCGTATCAGCCACATGTCCGGCATCGACAAGCCCCTCCGCGTCCCGCTGCTCGTGAAGCGCGGCAAGTCTGCGCTGTTCACCGTCCAGCCACTGCCCGACGCGCCAAAGCCCGCTCCCACCGCGCAGGCGAGCATTTCATCATGGCGCGAACAGGCCGAGGCAGCGAAGGGGAACGTGCCCGAGCTGCAGCGCATCTACGCCGAAGCAGAACTGGCCGCCGCCGCCCCCGAAGACCTCACCTACATCCGATCCCAAGCATAGGAACGCCGAACATGAGCAAGATCATCCGACTCGAATCCACCAACTACAAGAGGCTGAAGGCTGTCGAGATCGCCCCGGATCCGGACGGCAACCTCGTCATCGTGGCGGGGAAGAACGGGCATGGCAAGACGTCCATCCTCGACAGCATCAGTGCCGCCCTCGGAGGTGTCAATGCCAAGACCACCCCAAAGCCGATCAGGGACGGCGAAGAACGCGCAGAGATCGTCCTCGAAACTGAGGAGCTCGTCGTCACCCGACGGTTTACCGCATCCGGATCCACGCTCACCGTCAGGTCCCTGGACGGCGCCGTTTACCCCAAGGGCCAGGCCAAGCTCGACGACATGCTCGGCAAGCTATCCCTCGACCCACTGGCCTTCACGCAACTGTCCGACCGCGACCAGCTCGCCACACTGCTCGACCTCGTGGAGCTTCCCTTCGACCCGGACAAGCTGGCCGCCGAGCGCAAGGAACTGTTCGACCGGCGCACCGAGTCGAATCGGACAGCCAAGGAGCTCACGGCCCGCGCCGCCGAGTACACCTCGCGCCCGGCCGACCTGCCCGAAGAAGAGGTCAGCGTCTCCGCGCTGCTGACGCAATACCGCGAGATTGAGGATGCGGAACGCGCCCAGGCCAAGGACCACGCTGCGGCCTTCCAGTGCGCTCAGAACGTCGCCACTGCTGAGAACGACATCGCAGAAGTGGAGTCGGAGATTGCCCGCCTGCAGAACGAGATCATCCGGCTCCGCGACTACCAGACACGCCAGCGCGAGGAGGGCGCGGCCTTCGACGCAAGGATCTCCGCACACCCGCCGCTTCCGGACCTCGACGATATCCAGGCGCAAATCGACGGGGCCGAAGAGATCAACGCCGAAGTCCGCCACCACAAGGCAGGCGAGAAGGTCCGGGCCAGCCTGACCATCGCGCAGCAGGAAGTCGCCGAACTGACCGACGCACTCGCCGCGATCGACAAGCAGAAGGCGGACGGGCTTGCCGCTGCCACCTTCCCCGGCGGACTGCCACTCGGCTTTGATGACACAGGTGTGCTACTCAACGGCATCCCATTCCGGCAGGCATCCAGCGCCGAGCAGCTGCGCGCATCCCTCGCCATGGCCATCGCCCTAAGCCCCAAACTCCGCGTCATCCGCATCGCCGACGGCTCACTCCTCGACTCCGACAACCTCGCACTCGTTGAAGCAGTCGCCAAGGAAAACGATTTCCAAGTTTGGATCGAACTCGTCAACGACTCAACGGGACAGGGAGTAATCATCGAGGACGGGACAGTGATTAGTGAGTAAGGCGACGTGCGCCGTAGAAGGATGTCCGATCGTCTACGCCGCAAAAGGCTATTGCCAGATGCACTACAACCGGTGGAAGCGCCACGGCAACCCCTTAACGGCTCACCGAATGGTCAAGCGAGGCTCACCCCTAATCGATCGACTGCGGGAGCTCGCGCCTGCAGGTGACCCAAAAGAGTGCTGGAACTGGACTGGCACGATTCACTACAGCGGCTACGGCTGGCTTCAGTACAAAGGGGATCAGAAGGGCGCGCACGTTTGGGCCTATATCGAGGCCTATGGGCCAGTGCCAGAAGGTTTGATGGTCCTGCATTCATGCGACAACAGGCCCTGCGTCAACCCTGGCCACCTTCGCGCCGGAACCCATGACGAGAACATGGCGGACAAGGTCGAGCGTGACAGGTGCGCACGGCTACTCGGAGAACTAGGCCCAAGCCGAAAGATAACCGAAGCCCAAGCCGTCGAAATCATCCAGCGATACGCCGTCGAGGACATCTCGTCCGGCAAACTCGGCGCCGGCTACGGGATCAGTGCTTCCCAAGTCCAGTACATCGTCAACGGCAAGCGGTGGCCGCACCTAGATCGAATAACCATCCTCGCCCAGGCGCTAACCGCCTAACCCAAGCTAAGAAGGCCGAAATGACCATCATCAAGACAACCATCCAGCACGAGGGCAAGACCTACTCCGGCCAGATCGGAACCATCAAGAGCACGTCGCTCGGAACTGAGTCCCACGGCATCATAACCGCGATGCTCCACATCGAGTGGGCGGGCGGCGGCATCGGCGTCGGCGGTTACACCCTTGACGCGCCGCGCAAGGACGAAGACGGCAAGCATCTCGGACGATTCGGCTCCGCGTACGGGCTCGATCACATCATGCGGATCCTTGAGACCGTCGGCGTCGACCGTTGGGAGCAACTGCCAGGCAAGCAGGTCATCGTCCTATTCGAGGGCACTGGCGGTTGGGGCTCCACCTCGTGCGGCATCGCGGGAATCACCAACGAGCAGGTGCTCGATATCAAAGCACACGCCGAATCATTCCAGACCGAGGAGCCCTAATGTCCGACGAAACATACGTGACTATCAAGGGCCGGCTGACGGCCGACCCCGAACTCAGGTACGCGACGTCCGGTTCCGCCGTCTCGAACTTCACCGTCGCAGTGCGGGCCCGGAGGTTCGACAAGAACACCAATGAGTGGAAAGACCAGCCCACGAAGTTCTGGCGCTGCGCAGCATGGGACCAAGGGAAACTGGCACGGGCCCAGAACATCGCCAACCTTCTCAAGAAGTCAGACAACGTCATCGTCTACGGCGAACTCGTCACCCGCGAATACGAAACCAAAGAAGGCGAGAAGCGCACGGCCGACGAGATCCGCATCGAATCCATCGGCAAAGACCTCACCTTCCACGGCCAGGCGTACGCCGCGAACGAGCAGCCGGAGCAGCGGGACGGCGGCAACTGGGGCGGCAATCAGCCCGGCACCGCCCCCGGAGCTTCGCAGGGTGGCTGGGGCGACCCGGCGGCCACCGGCCAAGGCGGCTGGGGCAACGACCCCGGCGCCACTTACTAACCAAGGAGAACCAACCATGAAACGAAGCATCCCAATCATTGGTGTCATCGCCGCGGCCGGAATCGCCCTCACCGGCTGCACCAGCGACGCCAAGACTGCATCAGACAACCTGTCGAAGGCCGCCGACCAGTTCGAGGTCCAACGCAAGATCGTCGGCATCAACACCCGCACCAACGACTACCTGTTCTACGTCGAAGGCAGATGCTCAATCGAACGATCCGGAGACCTGGTCGTCACATGCAAGCAGGGGCCGAACGAGTACCGCAAGCACTACATCGGGCAGGCCACCGACGTCGCCTGGGTATCAACGCAGATGGAGAGCGTCGATGTCAGCGTCTATCACACCCGCGTTGTCATCAAGCCAGAGGGCATCATTCCCGAGTTCGACCTCCAAGGCGGCAAGCAGTAAGCAGTAAGCCGACGCTCCCGCAACCAAATCCCAAGCCCCGCACTCCGGGGCTTTTTTCATGCC